AAATTAGATGGTGGCAGAAGAATACCAGAATATATGTCAAGTAACATAATAAGTCTTTCAAAGAACTTTGATGACTTTATTAAACACCATTGTACAGGCAAAGATGGTATTTCAATGGGTAGACCATTTAGATATGCAATTAATACATATTGTCTTAAACATACAAAAACTGTTGAGTTCAGATGTTTTCGTTCAACTATAAATAGAAAACAGTTAGAGGATAAATTTAAGTTTGTTGAAGAATTTATGCACAATGCACTTAATGGTAATAAAAAAGTTTGGATGATACTAAGAGATTATGAGTACGACTTTCCACAATTAAATTACAATCGCAAAGAATATCAGGGTTGGATTAATACTAAGTGGGACAAGTCAAGAGGGGAAAAGAAAAGGGAATATGTTAAAATTTGACAAATGCCCAAGAGATATTTTTTGTACATACATAAATGACAAGAAAGAAGATAAGTTTGCAAAAACATTTCTAAGTAAAGCTGACTTTCAAAAACAGTGGCAGTTTTGCGATGGCTTGTATGAAAATGACGTATTGATGGGTGCTATTGTAACTACATTTAGCAAAAGAGAGCCAAAGGTAGCTAACCTACAATTATTACATACTTTCAGCGACCATAGAAGAAAAGGAGTCGCTAGTAAACTCTGTGAATATTCATTGAAGAAAAGCATTATGAAACAATGTTGGTATTATAGAGTTTCAGCAGAGCCTGATGCTGTACAGTTTTATCAAAGCATAGGGTTTAAAATGCTAGGAGAGCAAAAGTCCAAGTGTCAATTATCTATGTTTAGAATACAAAGCGATAATTTCAAAGATGGCATATATGATATTAAAGACCCAAATATAAGAAAAAATGTATACAAAAAAGGCAAGGGTGGTTGTGTGGTGGTGTTTGATGGATTATAGGCAACTACAAAACAGGCAAAGAGGTTTTATTAAATGGTACTATTGGTCATTAAAATATAAAGACTGCGATCCTCCAATATGGATGTTAAACTATTTGTTTGATAGATTTGAACATAACCTTGAGCAAAAGTATTGGATTGCATGGATATATGGCACTACCTACCATTTACCTACAGCATGGGTGATATGGAATGAGTTTCCTGATTTTGAGTTAGTAGATTATGACAGGCTCAAAGAATGGAATGATAATAATTACCCAAGACTAAGATACCAAACTGATACCAAATATAACAAAGGTCATTTACCGGCACAGTTTGCTAGTTATAAAAGGTGGATAGAACATAATAATCCACAGGGTACACAAAGAGCTAAGTTTAAAGTGTACAAAGATAAAAACAGTTTTAATTATTTATGGGAATCAATAGTGCAAAACCTTTACAAGTTTGGCAGATATTCAACATGGTTTTATATGCAAACACTNAAACAATGTGTAGANGTNAACTTAGAGCCACCCACATTAAAGTTTGAAGATTACAGTGGTAGCAAATCTCATCGTAATGGTATGTGCTATGCTATGGGTAAAGATCATTGGGTTGATAAGAAACTTAGCAAAGATCAACTTGCATATTTGGATAGTAGTGCAGAGGACATACAGGATCAAATAAGATATTTGGCTCGTGATACAAATAATCCAGCTTCTGATACTGACTTTATAATTTAGAAACTTGTTTATGTAGTTACAAAAAACTATTCAGAATAAAAGATGGTAGATATTTAGGATATTACCTAGACAGACAAGCAGAAGAAATAAAGAAAGTAGAGCAAGATGGCTGGTATGGCATAGACTGGCAGGTATTTTGGGATGGTAGAAAAGAATTATTGCATGAAGAATTACATATGTCAGAGATGTTACATAAAGAATTATACTCTATGTTTTTAGACACTGGAAGTTTTGAGAGGGAATCATGCCCAATTTAATAGCAATAGGTGGTCAACCGGCAGTAGGTAAGACTACATTAGTAAAAAAGTTCTTTACAGAATACAAAACATGGAAATCATTTAAGTATAAAAAACTATATGGTCATTACAATGAGGAGCTAAATCTAATTATATTAGGCAAATATAGTAAAAGTGAAATGTTTTCTGGCACTGATAAATTATCAATGGCAGTACAACCGGACTTTGATGAGTTTCTTGATCTTAAAGATTTAGACTACAATGTATTATTTGAGGGTGATAGATTGTTTAATCTCAAGTCTTTGAAAAGAGCAAAAGAGTTAATGGACATACCATTTGCTAAAACATTAGACCTACATGTTTTCATAGTTGAAAGTGTACATACAAAAACAAGACATATTGATAGGAATGATTCACAAACAGAAAAGTTTATCAAAGGTAGAGTAACAAAGGTAAACAACATAAAAAACTGGCTACTTGATGATTATACAATATTAATAAACAACGAAGAAGAAGATATAAATAAAAACTTCAACATATTATTAAATACTGTAAGGAGTGAAATACATGCTTAATGCAGAGGGATTTGAAGATGCTATCATTGGTGTTGCCATAAGTACAAAACAACCGGTCATAGTTTATGATTATGAAAAGTGCATAGAAATTATAATGGGTTGGGATGGTATAGAAGATGATATGGAAGCCATGGAGTATTTTCAATTCAATATAGTGGGTGCAAATTATGCAGATAAAACACCAATATATATTAGAAAACATGATAGTGTAAAAGATATAGAGGATTATGATTATGAAGAAGACGAAGATTAAAAAGGTTGGCAGACCTGAAATAGTTATAACAGACGAAACATTGAAAAGAGCAGAAGTCTATGCTGCACAAGGTTTAACAATGCCACAAATAGCTTCTGTGCTTGGTATGAGTGAAACTACATTGTATGATAAAAAGAGTAGATTTTCGGAGTTTTCGGATGCTATAAAAAGAGGTAAAGACAAAGGCATAGCTACAATCACTAATGCACTGTTCAATAANGCAAGAGAGGGTGATAACACAGCTATGATTTTCTANCTTAAGAATCAAGCTGGTTGGCAAGATAAAACAGAGAAAGAAACTATAGTTGAAAACAGACATGTATTAGATTTAACAAGGGTAAGTAACAATGACCTCAACCTTATTGAAAGAGCACTTGAATCTGCACTCATTGACCAACGTGAGGTCAGAGAAGATGAAAAGGTCGCTAAAAGATTTTACAAAGAATAGTTGGCAAGCAATAGAACCGGCAAGAGAGTTTTATGATAACTGGCATATTGATGCAATATCAGAGCATCTTCAAGCAGTAGTGCATGGTGATATTAAAAGATTAATCATAAATGTACCTCCAAGACATATGAAATCAATATCAGTCGCAGTTGCATTACCGGCATGGACTTGGACTATACAGCCGGACAAAAGATTTCTATATGCCAGTTATGCTGGTTCATTATCTATAAGGGATAGTGTTAAATGCAGAAGATTAATAGATAGCAAATGGTATCAGACATACTTTGGTGATATGTTTAATTTAACAACAGACCAAAACCAGAAACAAAGATTTGAAAACGATAAAAATGGTCAAAGGATAGCAACATCAGTAGATGGAGCATTAACTGGTGAGGGTGGAGACATTATTGTTATTGATGATCCTCACAACGTCAGGGAAGCTGAGTCTAGTAAAGTTAGGGAAGGTGTGCTAGAATGGTGGGATCAAGCTATGCAAACCAGATTGAATGACCCAAAAACTGGTGCATTTATTATCATTATGCAAAGAGTGCATGAAAGCGATTTAACAGGTCATATATTAGGGAATGAATATAATGCTTGGGATCATTTATGTTTACCTGCAAGATATGAAAAGAAACACCCCACGCCCACTAGATCATCGCTTGGCTTTATTGATCCAAGAAAAAAAGAGGGAGAGTTGCTGTGGAAGAAGAGGGTTGATGAGAAAACTCTTAATACTCTGGAAAAAAGTTTGGGTACATACGCAAGTGCCGGTCAGTTGCAACAGAGACCTATGCCCAAAGGAGGTGGAATATTAAAGGCAGAATGGTGGGTGCCATGGGAAAAAGATGCTTTACCAGATATAGAATACATAGTTCAAAGCTACGATACTGCATTCAGCACAAAAGAAACAAGCAGTTATAGTGCTAGAACAACATGGGGAATATTTAGAGAAAATGGTCAGGTCAATGCTATGGTTATAGAGATGTGGTACGATAGAGTTTCATATCCAGAATTAAGAAAGTTAGCACAAGAAGCATTTGAAGATTGGCAACCAGATGCAGTTTTAATAGAAAAGAAAGCAAGTGGACAAAGTTTATTGCAAGATTTAAGGATGGCAGGAGTGCCAGTTTTAGCCTACAATCCAGATAGGGACAAGATTGCAAGAGCACATGCAAGTAGTGCATTACTGGAAGATGGTAGAATTTACTATCCAAAAGGCAAAAAATGGGCTAAAAATTTAATTGATATATGTTCGGTCTTTCCAGCTGGGGATAATGATGATATAGTAGATACATGTACACAGGCATGGTTAAGATTAAGAAAAGGTTGGTTTATAACTCATTCAACAGATTACGATGAAGACGATCAACAAGAAGGGAAGAGGATAACATTCTATGGCTAGACAACCTAAAGTAATTCCATTCGCTGAATCAATGCCTTCAGATGATTTCCAAGTTGAACAATTAAATGATGATGAAGTGCTTGTTGGTGATCCGGCACTAGACGATATACCAGAAAGAGATTCCACATTTGAAGAAAATCTAGCAGAAAGCATAGATGAAAACGAACTGAACAGCACAACAAGTACACTAATCAAAAGCTATGAGTCAGATAAAGAAGCTAGAGCAGAGTGGGAATACAGATACAAACAAGGTCTTGAAACCCTTGATCCTAATGGTGGGCAAGATGAAGAAGAAAACCAAAGAGCAACAAGAGGTTTAAGTACAGTAGTACACCCAATGATTGCTGAAGCTGCAACTCAATTCAATGCAAGAGCAATAGCAGAATTATATCCATCTGGTGGACCAGTCAAGACTGTTATAATTGGTGAGCCTGATGAGGAAAAAGAAGAACAGGCAAGACGTGTAAAAGACTTTATGAACTATCAGATAACTCAGCAGATGCCTGAGTATTTTCCTGATCTAGACCAGATGTTGTTTCAACTACCACTTATTGGACATACATTTAAAAAGGTATGGTGGGATGCAAGTTTGGATAGGCAGTGTTCTCAATTCGTGAAAGCAGAGGACTTTGTTGTTTCTCCAGACAGTAAAGACTTATACACAGCACCAAGATACACCCATGTAATAAGAATGCCAAAAAACGAGTTCAACAAATATGTTGAAGCTGGTCATTATCTACCAAGCAAATACGCATCAGAGGACATTGATCCTTCTGGTGATATAGGTAGCAATATTGAAGGTGTTGATCCCTATGGCGATTCATCAGATCAAGTAATGACTTTGCTTGAAGTACATTCATATGAAATGTTTGATGGCATAGATGGTGTTGAGGATAATAAAGACGAAGATGCTGTAGCTTTACCATATGTAATTACAATAGACTATGATGCTGAAAAGATAGTTGCCATTCGTAGAAACTGGGAAGAAGAAGATGAGCAGAAAAAACGTAGGGACTGGTTTGTAAGTTATAAGTTTTTACCAAGTACAGGTTTCTATGGCTTTGGTCTTTACCATATGATTGGTGGACTAGGAAAAGCTGCAACAGGTAGTTTAAGAGCATTATTGGATAGTGCTGCATTTGCGAATATGCAGGGTGGATTCAAATTAAAAGGTAGAGTTACCGGTGGCGAAATGCAAATAAATCCGGGAGAGTTTGCTGATCTTGATGCTACTGTAGACGATGTTAATAAAGCTATCATGCCCTTACCTTTTAAAGAACCAAGTGCCACATTATTTAATTTAATGAATGCGATTACTGATGCCGGTAAAAGATTTGCAAGTACAGCAGATTTAAATGTAGGAGATGTAAATCCAAATGCTCCAGTAGGTTCAACAGTTGCACTTATAGAACAGGGTAGTAAAGCATTTTCAGCAATACACAAAAGATTACATTATTCACAAGGTCAGGANTTCAAATTACTTGCNAANTTAAATGCAATTTACTTACCTGATAAAATAGATTTTGCATCAGCCGGTTCAAGTCAATTTATTTTTGCAAAAGACTTTGACGACAGGATTGATATTGTGCCTGTAAGTGATCCTAACATATTCAGCACAGCACAAAGGATTGCACAGGGACAAGCCATACTGCAAATGGCATCAAGTAATCCACAGCTTTACGATATGTACGAAGCAAACAAAAGAATGCTTGAGTCAATAAGAATAAACAACATTGATGAAATATTAAAGAAGCCAGAAGAAGCAGTCAGACTTGATCCAATTGATGAAAATATGTCAGTTATGTATGGAAAACCTATAAGAGCATTTCCAGAACAAGACCATGAAAGTCATATAGCAGTTCATATGCAGTTTCTTCAAGACCCATCACTTGGTGGTAATCAAGGTGCGAAAGGTTTAATACCAATATTAGTTGCACACATAGCAGAGCATATTGCCTTATTGTATCGTCAAAGAATGCAATCTAGCATCAATATGAACTTGCCAGATATACCTAATCTTCGTGATCCAAAGTTTAAATTTAACGACATTGATCCTCAACTAGATATGATCATTAGTCAAAAAGCTGCACAAGTAGTTGCACAAGCACCACAGATGGAAGCAATCAAACCATTAATGGCTATGCAGGGACAACAACAGCAAAACCCACTACAATATGCTGCACAATTAGCACAGCTTGAAGCACAGGCACTTAAAGCAAGGACAGATGCACAGATACAGTCAGACATGGCAAAAGCCAAGCAAAACATGGATATTAAACAAGCTGAAGCTAAACAAGACTTAGATATAGAACAGGCAAAATTAAATGCTGATTTACAAGCTAAAGTTCAGAAGCTAGAATTAGATTTACAAATGGAACGAGAAAAAAATAATTTAAAAGTTCAACAGGAGATTATTAAAAATGGCTGAAGCAGATATGAAACAAGGAGAAATGTTGGGTATGGCTGACGAAGTGCCAATGATGGATGCTGAAGAACGAGAGATGTACAGAAGTCTGATGGAAAGAGGTATACCAGAGGACATGATTATAGAAATTATGGCAACTGCGAAAAAGG